CAAGCAAAAGCTAAAAGTATTGTCAAACTCAAAGAGATAAAAAACTCTGTTAAAAAAGCTTTAAAATTAAATCTCTCTTTGTTTTTTTTTATATTTTTTAAATATTTGCCCATAACTCCAATAAAAGTAAAAAATACAGTGAGCAAAATTATAGATAGATACTTAGCCCAAAAATTCACCCATTCATCAATCATTTGCAACTCCTCTTAATTGGCTTTGTACAACAGCTTTAAACATAATCTCTTCAAGCTTTTTAAATTCAATATTTTTATAATTTAATGATATTTTTTCGTACACCTCTTCAAAGCTTTTGCACTCATTTAATAGCTTTTGAATAGTTGTTAAAATCTCATTTTCACTTTGTTGTAAGTCTTCAAGAAAAGTATCATCTTCCAAAATCAAATCTATGTTATCTCTTGGTATTTTTGAGTTTATAGAAACTCTTTTATTCTCTTTTAATTCCTCTTTTTTTATTGGAACTGGTAAATCAAACTCTTTAGCTAACTGCTCACCACTCATCTCGTAGCCTAAGTTTTTTAATATTTCTAAAGTTTTTGCCCTATCAAGAAGCTCTTTGTCTTTTTCTACTGCAATATTTAGTTTTATATCAATATCTATTTTTTTAAATAGCTTTGTTGCTATTCTTGTTGCATATTTAATATCGCTGTTTACTATTTCAGTTCTATTCTCTTCATGGCTTTTACTTTGTGCATAACTTCCACTTTTACTTACATTGCTTCCTAAACTAGCTCCATTAACTGTTTTTGCAATTTCAGAATCACAATATCTTACAAACTCCATAAAGTCGGCTTGACTACCTTTACCCTCTAGTACTTTTACTAAATCATTTTGTCCAAAAACTGCATAGCTACTACTCTTTAAATTTTTAGTAGCTGCACTTATAGAAGCTATAGTTTCAGCATCGCTTGAACTTGCGTTTACAATCAAAGGTGGAACACCTAAAAACTCTGCAAACTTCAAGTAATGGCTTAAAACAAAGTGTTTAGCATAAGCAATCCAAAGCGTTTTCAATAACACTGGTGTATGCTTTATAATGTAAAAATTTGGCTCTTTTGGAAATATTTTAGTTTTTCCACTTTTTAAATATAAACCTTTCTCTTCATCGAAGTTGTAATATTCTCTTGGAACCATATAAAAGGCAAAATCTCCATTTTCATCTAAATACAACTCTATTACAGATATTCCAAAAATTCTTGCGTTTACACTAGCTTTTATTATCTCTTCTATGCTCTCATCATATTTTGGATATGCACTTGTAAAAAACTTATTTTCACTACTAAGTTTTCTTTTATCGCACTCACTTCCCACACTTGTATCTTTTTGCTCTAGCAAGTCAAAAAGGGGCATATAGTAATATGGGGTTTTATGCAAAATTGCATTTTTAATTCTACCAGCTGATATTTCGCTGTAATTTTCCATATCATTTGTTGAATAAGCACCTTTACCACCTGAGCTTAAAATCATCTTCAATTCTTTTGACATTCACTTTAACCTTTCTTTTAATATATGTTTAAATACCGTTTAAATTCAACAGAAAACGTTTAACTATTCTTTTTAATATCTTTATAGCCCTAACCATCAAAAATGCTTTGTAGGGCTTTATTTTTACTTTCTATGGCTTTTAAGTGTTTAAATGCTTCTTTATAGTCAAATGCTGGTTTTTTTGCTATTCTATAAGCCATCTCTAAACTATCTAAACCATCATCGTGGGGGCTTTTTGGATAAGTGTCTAGTTCATCTATAAAAATAAGTGATTTTTTATCAACTAAAATCGTGTGATTATTTACAAGTGGACTGATACTATCTATTCTTAGTTCTTTGTTTACTGTATTTTTTATGGGAACTATTGGAAGATGTAATCCTATGCTTTTACACTTATCATCTAAAGTATCTTTAAAGAACTCTTGAAATTGCACAGTTTCAATAGCTATTTTTATAGGTACATTTTCTTTTAGCAAATCAATATACAAAGCTATAAGTTTATCTATCATCAAAGTAGCTTTTATTTTATACATCTTAACAGTTGCATAAAATCTTTTCCCGTCATACCTTAAAACAGTAACTGCAAAATAATCCCCTTTTGATTTTCCTAAAGCTGGGTCAATACCTAAAGTTATACTTTGTGTTTGTGGCTGTAGCTCAAATAGTTCATAATCACTAAAAGTTGTTCCCTCTTTAGAAAGTGGCTCATTTTGATACTCACTCATAAAAGAGTCCTTATCTTCTAAATACTCTTTTATAAGTTCTACTTTATCTATGGCTGTATTATCTATAACCATATCTTTTAAATCTTCTAAAGCTACAGTTAATACATCCAATTCATCTAAATTTGATGGAAATTCCAAAACAAGTGGAAATCTAAAACTTTTAAAATCACTTCTTTTTTGAACTCTTGAAAGTAAGCTATCATGGTGCAATTTTGTACCAACAATAATTATGTTATAAGTTGTGCTTTCTCTTGATGGCAATTTCATAATGGCTCTAGTAAACCATTTATAAAATTTATCTCTTTGAGCTTTACTTTCTACATTCTCATCATTTTCAACATCATCACAGATTATTAAATCAGGTCTTAGCCCCAACCAGTTTCCACCCCTGATTTTTGTTCCAGCTCCAAAAACTTTAAGTCTAAATTTTAAATCTCCACTATAAAAAACAATCTCATCTTTAGACCACGTGTCACCTTGTCTTATTTCATAGTCTGCTATTAATAATTCATTCTCTTCAAGCTCAGCTTTTATAAATTCTAAAGACTCTTTTGATAAGTCTAAAGTAGAACTTACAATGATAGTATTCCTTTTTGCTCTTTTTATAGCTTGTTGCCAAAGTGTAAAAAGCCTTGTTATAATTGTTGTTTTCGCTCCACCTCTATATGCTTCATAGCTTGATTTTCTATTTTTTAAAGTTATTGAGTCTAAGTTTTTATAAACATATTCTCTAAATTTACTTGTTTCAGGTTCATTTATATGGTGCGAAAAATATGTTTTAGTTGCATAATAAAAATCTTTTTTTGATTCTCTTACTCTCTCATCTTTACCTTTATCGCTTAAGTGAGGTAGGCTCTTTAAATAACTTCTTAATTGCTCTGGTGTTTCAAAATTCACTTTTTAAGCACCCTTTCTATTATCTTGTCTGCATTTTGACTTAAAAAATCAACCATAAATTTATTGTCAGTTTCTATTGCTATTTGTGATATTTCATAAATAGTTTTAGAAGTTGCATCAATGACAGCACTTTTACAATCATTTTTTAAAGGTGCTTTTAGTTTGTAGTAGCTATTTGCATACTCTTTTAATAGACTAAGTCTTTTAGTTGGGTCTTCTATATCATCAAGATTTTTTAAAGCCTCTTCAAAGCTTCTTATTAAAGTTGTTAAAAACTCTTTTTCATTTAGCTTTGTTCCACTTGGATCTATTGCTTTACTAAATGCTAAATCTTCCCAATCAATACCATCTTCTAAATCTTTCTTTTTTAGATTATAAAAAGTAGCTCTACTAATCCCAACGATTTGGCAAATTTCACTTATTGTTTTTCCATCAACATATAATTTTTTAATTGTTTGTACTTTTGTATTTTTTCTCATAACCGAACTTTATTTAAAAAAAAACTTTGTTTTGTCCAAATGTATAGATATGGAAATATAGGGTTTTGTTTTTTGAAATAATGCTTTTATCAATTCAAATGGGAGGTGCAAACTTGAGTCTTGGAATAAGACTAAAAAAACAACTAGAATTAAATATAAAAGATGGTGAAAAAACAAAAGTTACACCACTTGGTGATGTGGTTGGTTTAGATGGTAGAACTTTTAAAATAGATGGAGAGCTTTTGCTTAACTCTATAATTGAAAATGATTTACATATACCTTTAGATATAAATCACAATTTTGATGAAGCTGTTGGTTGGTTTGATAAAACTTCTTTTGAAGTAAAAGAAGATGGGCTTTATGCTTTATTAGAACCAAACAAAAAAGGAACTGAATTAATATCAAACAAATCTTACAGATATTTATCTCCAGTTTTTATAATGGGTGACAATAACACTGTAATTGGTCTTGATAGTGTAGGTCTTGTAAATAGACCAAATTTACTAAACAAAGAATTAAACAAAAAGGAGAAAAACAACTTGGATGAATTAGAAGAGTTAAAACAAAAAAATAAATCTTTAGAAGATGAACTTGCAAAACTAAAAGGTGCAAATCAACAAACACAAACAACACCAGCAACACAAGAGCAAGGGAATCAAACACAAGAGTTAAAAGATGATATGGAAGTAATTAAAAGTGCTTTAAAAGAGATGAATAAAAAAATATCTTTAGTTGCTGGAAAAACAAACTTAGAAGAGAATGATAAAAAAGTAACTCTAAGTGAAAATGATAAAAAAGTTGCTGATTTATTAGGTCTTACACATGAAGAATATCTTAAATCAAAAGAGGTGAAATAATGGCACATTTTGAAGAAACAGCTGTTGGTTATAAAGCAATTTTTCAAAAAACTTTTAATGATACAAGTGCTGAAGCTGAAAGATTAGCAACACAAGTAAAATCTACAGATTTAAGTGAAAAATATACTTGGCTTGGAAACTTCCCAAATATGAAGGAGTGGATTGGCGAAAGAGAAGTTGAGACTTTACAAGATTTTGGATATGCACTTGAAAATAAACTTTTTGAAGCAACTGTTACTGTTCCAAATTTACATATTGAATATGACAAAGTAGGACTTTACAAACCAGCAATCGAACAAATGGCTGTAAATTGTAAGCTTTACGGAAGTGAATTAGTTGCAGATGTATTAAATGCTGGTGAAACAAAACTTTGTTATGACTCTAAGCCATTTTTTGCAAATAACCATATTATGGGAACTCAAACTTATGCAAATCTTGGGATAGGAGAATTAAACACAGATAATATTTTAGCTGGTATTGAATTTATGCAAACTATTAAAAACGCAAAAGGAAAAACTTTAAGAGTTAAACCAAATATTTTAGTGTGTGGTCCAAAAAATTTAGCAAAAGTTATTACTGCATTAACTAAAGAGTATAACGCTGGTGGAGAAACAAATCCAACTTACAAAATGTTAGATTATATGATTTTGCCAGAGATCACTGGTACTGAGTGGTATTTACTTGATGATACAAAACCTTTAAAAGCTTTTATTTTACAAAAAGCAAAAGATGGAATATTTGAAAGTTCAAACGATGATAAATTTATGAAAGACCACGCTTTGTTTGGTGCAAAAAGTTTTATGAATGCTGGTTATGGTTTATGGCAATTGGCATACAAATTTAGTGGAAAAGCTGTTTAAAAGGTTTAAAAAATGAGTGAATTGGAAGAAAAATTATTACAAAAAGCCAAAAGAGTGTTACTAAATCCTCAAGAGGTAACTCCTGAAGTTGTAACTATTAGTTTAAATGAAGCTATAGAACTAACAGATGGTAAGCCAATCGCTCAAACTTTATTACTTGATTTAGCTTTTTATAGAGTTAAACTTAATTTGAAAATAGAATTAACCGAATTTGAAGAGAAATCAATTTTAAATATTTTAAAAAAAGCAAATGAGATAAGCATTAACGAGTTTAACGAAGTTGTTAAACATACTATAGCTTATGGAACAAGAGGTTCAATATGGGATATTTAAAAGCTATTAAAGCAATGGAATCTACTTTTACAGAAGCGATTGTAATAACAAATGGAAGTCAAATAAATCAAAATGGGATTTATATCTTTTATGATGGAAGTGTAGCAAATAATCAGATTGAAGACACATTAAGTTTTACAGTTGCAGTTGCTTCAAACACTTTAACAAAAGAAAATGGTGCAATGCATATAGTAGATGAATTGCGAAAAAGAGCAATAGATTCAAGTTTTGAGATAACTTTTAAAAGAAGTAAAGGTGTGAGCTTTGAAAATAGCTCACTTTATATAGTAGCTTTAGAGTTTACTATAAAAATAAATTTAAAGGAAGATGATTTATGAAAGTTAAATCTTTAAGAATTGCAGTAGTTGCTGGTAAATGTGTTGGGATTGGTGATGAATTTGAGCTAAGCGAAAAAGTAGCCAAAACATACATTGAAAAAGGTTTTGTTGAAGAGGTAGCTATAGTAACTACACAACAACTATCTGAGCCAAAAGAAATTGATGTAACTATGAATTTAGTTAGTGAACAAAAATCAGATGAACAAGCTGGAAAAGTAAAAAAAGGTAAATAATGTTTAAGTGGGAAAATATCGTAAAAGTTGGAACTATTGCTGAAATTAATGCTAAAAGCAAAGCATTAGTAAAAGTAAAGATTAGTTCACGTGTTAGCGATTTTTTACCCGTTTTAATGTTTGCAAATTCTTTTAAAAGAAGATGGGAGCCAGTTAGAGTTGGTGAACAAGTAACGGTTTTTTGTCCCTTTGGAAATCCTAATTTTGGATTAGTAATAAGAGGTATTTTTAATTCATCTTGCAAAGAACCAGTTGGAGCAAGTGATACTTGCGAAGTAACAGAGTATGAGGATGGTACAAGGTTTTCTTACGATACAAAAAGTAAAACTTTTACAGGACACTTTGTGGGTGATGTTAATTTAAACATAGGTGGAAATCTTACTATTAAAGCTACTGGAAATATTGATATTGATGGTGCAAGAATAGATTTAAACTAAAGGTAAAAAATGACTGGAATTTGTAGAGTAAATAAAGATGTGGCTGGTGGAAAAATTGTAGGAGTATTGCAAAATGGTACAGTTTTTGCAAACAATTATTTGGTTTCTGTGCATAATGATAATGTGCAAGGTCACGGAGTTGGTGAACATGCTGGTCCAGTTATGGTTGCAAATTCTAAAAATGTTTTTGTGAACGGTATAGCTGTTTGCAAGGAGACAAATCAAGCTACTTGTGGACATTCTGCAAGTGGTAGTGTAGATGTTTTTGTAGGATAAGTATGTATTTAACTGATATTGAAAAATCTATTGAGCGAATTTTAAGTACACCTTTAGGTAGTCGTGTAATGGAGCCTACTTTTGGAAGTGAACTTTATTTACTGATTGATAAAAGATTGGATGATGAGTGGAAATTGCTTTTTATTAAATATGTTTTTGAAGCAATTGATACTTGGGAGAAAAGAGTAAAGATACAAAATGTAAATCTTAATACAGCTGGAGAGCAAGTTAAATACACTTTAGAGTTTTTAGTTGTTGATACAAATGAGATAGTTAGATTGGAAAAATTATGGAAATAGCAAATTTAATAGAAGAGCTTGATTATCAAACTATAAAAAATGAAATTCAAACACATATTAAAGATATATTTAAAAATGATTTAACTTTTATTGAAAGTGATAGTTTTTCTTTGATTGTTGAAGCTTTTGTTTACAGAGAGATGAAACTAAGAGCTAGAATAAATCAAGCCATAAGAGACGCTTTTACAATAATAAACACTGACGACACAAACAACACTGCTGGAAGCGAAATGGCTTATATAAGAGCCATAAAAGAAGTAAGTGAAAATATTAAAGATATAAAAGTTTATAGCGATGTTGGTGGAGAAGTTGAAGTTGTTTACCATAGTAATGAAGATTTAACACAGTTAATTTTGAATCACTTAAATAATGACCAGGTGAAGCCTTTAACAGATATTGTAAATGTAAGAAAAGCAACTGTAGTAACTTTAGATTTAGAATTTAATATTACAAATTACAATGGAGCAAATACATCTTGGATTGAACAAAATGTACAAAAAGCTTTTGAAAAATTAAAATTTACAATAGGACAAAATCTTAGTTCCACAAAAGCAATTAGTCTAGTTCATGACGATGGAGTTTTTAAAGCAACTACTACTTTTGTTGATACAAATATTTCAAATACACAAATTTTAGAGATTGGAAATATTACTTGTAATTTTGAGGTTTTAGAAAATGAATAGTTTACTTCCTCTAAATGAACAACAAGAACTTCATTTGCTAGATGACTATTTTGGTTCTAGGATTGATAAAATAAATAGATTGAATCTGAATGTACATCCTTTATTTGTTGAAGAAAAATATTTACAACTTCTTAGCTTTATATTAGAGATTGATATTGCTGGTCTTAGTGAGCAAGAAGCAAGAGAACTTTTATCTTTGTTTGTTGAGCTTAAAAAATATGCTGGAACTGTATATGTACTTAAAAAAGTTATGAGCATTTTTTTTAATGATGTAACACTTGATGACCAAATTGGTGACTATTTATTTGACTTAAATGTAGAGATGAAAAATGATGTAAGTATTGAAAAATTGAAAAGAATTAGAGAACTTGCACATAAGTATAAAAATGTAAGAAGCAAGTTAAGAGATATCATTATAAATCTTCCCTCATTGCAAACTGAAATAAAACTAACCAGCGCTTGTGTATTTGGTTTGGATATAGATAGTAAATCTTTAATCAAACAAGATTTTGACACAAAGATACATTTAAAAAGTGCGTGTAGCTTTAGGCTTAATTTTAAGACAGTTGCGAAACTTGAGGATTTAAATACTCAAGTACATTTAGAAAATGCGTGTAATTTTAGAGTAGGTTTTAACACCTCTACAAAGCTTGACATTGAGGACTTCAAAACTCAAATTTATAAACAAGGAGGATTATTATGGCGGCTATAACAGCACAGCCTACAACTGAGGGTATAGATATCCTTAACAGTGATTTAAAAGTTGGTGTAAAGAAGTTTGCACTAATAGGAGCGTCAAACTTTACAGATGCAACGATTGATGCTTTGGTATCAAATTCAAATGCCACTTATTCTAATCTGCAACCTTATATTTTTGCAGAACTTGATATAGAAAGTGCGGTTTATGATGAAAATGGTGTTTTAACTTTTCATTTGGCATTGCCTTATGATGTAGATTATGGGAAATATATCTTTGGTGTTGCTCTTATATATGACAAAGGAGCTAAAAAAATTGTAAGTATTGCAAAAACTCCAAAGGTTGCAAAAATAGCTGGAGTTGGTGGAAGCTTTACTTATAAAGTTGCAGTTCTTGGAAGTGCTGGAAAGATTGTTTTTAAAACACATGATTTTGTAACAACGAGTGAGCTTGAGTATAGTGTAGATTTTCAAAATCTTAGCATTATGGCTAACGCAAGAGCCATAACAGAGCTTACAAATATATTAATAGAAAGAGGAGTAATTACAAATGGCTAGTCAATTTGGTGTAAACACAGTTACTAGTGCAAATGCAGCTAGACCTATAAGAATAAATTCATCTACACCAATTGGTGTAGTTGGTACAGTTCTTTTACCTGCAAATGCTGACACAATGACTGATGAGAACAAAACTATATATGACAAAATAAAAGCAAATGAGCCTTTATTTTTTGGTAGTGCAGATAAAGCACTGGAATTTTTTGAAGATATGGAAGGAACTATAAGAGAGTCGTTAGATGGAATAGCAGACCAAAATGTAAGTGGTCCAATAATTATAAATACTGTTGAGCTAGAAGCAACTCATAGTGGAAAAATTCCTGAGGATTATTATGATGATTTAACTTTAAAATCTAAAGTTATAAAAGCAATTGGAGATTTGAAAGGAGTTGCTGGAGTTGTTGGATATAAACCAAATTTAATAGTAGCTCTTAGATTTTCGCATGACTTGGCAGTTTCTACTGAAATGCAAAGTGTAGCTCAAAGACTTTTAGCGATGGCTTTGGTAGATTTAAAAGCAAATGATGAAAGTGAAGCAGTTTTAGCTGTTGGAAGTTTTGGATCTAATAGAGTACTTTTATGTGACCCTTATGTAAAGGTGTGGGATACATTTACAAATGCAGAGATTACACAACCTTTAAGTGCAAGAAGAGCTGGTTTAATTGCTTGGACTGATGCACAACATGAGTATGGTTTCGCTGATTCACATTCCAATAGAGTGATTAACGGTATATCTGGAACAAAAAGAGATATTGAATTTAATGCTGGTCAAGATT